AGGTGCTAAACATATGTATGAGTTTATGAACAGAAACATATCAAGTAAAGAAACACAAGACTTTATTGTAGAACGCATGGCGATATGCTATGACGCTTTTCCATTGAAGAAACTAGATGACCACAAACAATACATGGAATGGTTGAGTGTACACAATGAAGGCTGAACAAAAACTAACATGGGATATAGCTTATTGGAATCCCACCGACAAAGTGACGGAAGAACAATTAGATTTATTTCTAGAAGCGGGTACAGGTGTAAGCACAAATGCACCCATGTATTATAGTGTCCGACATTTTGTCGAAGCATTTAACAATCAAGAGATAAGTGATATGGGTTGGCTATACTGCACACCCCGACACAAAGACGGAGATTAATATGAGACAATACATATATGACACATGGAATAGTATAATGAACGCTCAGGCGAATCCGCTGCGGCATATCAAAGATAATCATGTTCGGCATTTAATACTACAAATACTGGCATGGATGTGGTGCATTGCTTTCTCCTTGTACTTTGGTTCGTTTATGGTATTCGGATATACGGCAGTAGCACACTTCATTTTACTACTAGCAGTAGTGGTGACTGTCGTGACATTTAAAAAGGCAGAGGGTTTTAAACACCATGACGGTACTTTAAATTATGAGAAAGCTCAAGGCAGGTATGAAGATATTTGGTAGAGCTAAAAGAAAGGATAATAAAATGAAATGGGTATGGTATCACATATATAAAAATACAGAGACAAATAATATTTTTGTTGACAAGACTACAAAATCATGGTATACAAATATATGGTTAAAAATAAAAGACTACCTAAGTTTGTGACAATCGGACCATTCCGAGTAGAGTTAGTTGTTGCCCCCCACGAAGTGATGTATGAAATGGGGGAGGCACAAGGCATGTTTGTTCAGAAGCCTCCATATAAAATCTATTTAGATAGAGATATAATAGAACGAGGTGGTGCTGATGCTTTTAATTTAGTTGTGCATGAGTGTATGCATGTATCTTATTATCAGTACAACATGAAAGATAAAGACGAAGAACATATAGTTAATTCCTTTGGTAACTTTCTTGCAGAATTATTTTGCAAGTCAGAGTTAAAGGATTGGCTACGCGAAAATATGAAGGACTAATATGACAAAGAATAAAAGGTTAATGTTTGTGTATGGTACTCTGAAGAAGGGCGAAAGACTACACGGATTATTATCTAAACAAAAAAGAATAGGTAGTGCGATTACTACTGATAGTAATTTTACAATCAAAGATTTCTTAAACAGTTATCCAATTACATTCAGACACTTTGATACTAAACTATGTAAGTACAAGATCAAGGGTGAGTTGTATGAGATAAAGAGTGATGTTGTTTACGAGTCGGTCGTAGCTATGGAACTTAACGCAGGATATGAGTTAGTAAATACCATAGTAGAAACCGAAGATGGTAAAGAACATATAGCTGAAATGTTTTTAGTAGAGGAGACACCCGCCAAAGTTGGTAGTGATACTATACTAACAAACAAGAGAGTAGTGACAACAGACAATGTCAAAGAATGGACTACAAAAGTATGAACGCATTTCAAGAAGCGTGTTACTTTTTAACAGGGCTAGGTATATGGTTAGCTACCTACGGTTTCGGTATTGCTATACTACTACACCTATTCGGAATAATATAAGGAGTATGTTATGAGCAGATATAGATATGCAATGGCAAAAAAATATGTAACAGGTGACGATCAGTTATTAGATGATACAATAGATTTGTATGACGATAACTTTAATGTTGAGGAGTTCGAAGATGATCCTCGATTTGATCCTAACGATCACGAATATTTACAGGAGATAAACAATGACGAAGCAGAAGGGCAACCTTTACCGTTGGACAGATATTTCAGTCGCTTTGGAAAAGGTTCTAAAAGAAATAGATAATCCCAACACAGAGGAAGCACCTAAATTTATTATTAAACATGACCGACCTTTCAGTTTACGTATGCGTATATACCAATACATAAAAGCATACCGAGGTTTAGCTGAAGAGAAGGGGGAGGGTGACCCGTATAAGTATGATACACTTAAGATAAAACAACTTGACAAAGGTGTAGAAATAATACATATACTAGATGACTTAGAAGAACTTGACGTTATTAACGCAGATACAGGAGAAAAACTATGACAAAAGAAGATAAATACAGAGCAGACTTTGAGGCTTGTGTAAATGATTTAAAAGATCCATTGGTAAAAGTGTCAAAAGATTATGACATAGATGTAATGATATCATCTTTATATGAGATAGGTATGAGACTATCTTTATTAAAGTATGGAACAATGGGTAGCTTTGGATTGTTAGCTGACGTGCTACACACATTTACATCAGCAGGTCCTTTGATTGATGAGATGCAAAAGGCACAGGAAAAAACAGGTGACACATTAGATTCAATATTTATTAAACTAAAAGAGAACAGTACAAACCCAAAGACAAAACATTAGGAGGTAAGCATGGGTGAGCAAGAAACAATAGAGATACCTACTGATCTTCTTGAAAGAGATGCAGTTGAGTTATCAACAGATGAAGATGCTATAAGTAAGATTGTAAATTACTTACAAGCTACAAGAGTTAATGTAAGGGAAGCAGAAGCTAGTGGTAAAAGAATATCAAAGAAGAGTGCAGTTAAGAAAGCACCGAAAAAATTTGACAAGAATATACTAGATATGCTAGTATCAGAGACATGAAAACAGCAGTCTTTTTAATAGGATATTTATGTTTAGGTCCTGTTGATGATAAGAAATGTATAAACATAGCATCGCAATATTTATTTCCAGATGTATCTAACTGCGTAAATGCAAGAAGAAATATCATGGAAGAGTTAGATAACATTGCAGGGTTATCATTGCAATGCGTTCCTTCTGATCTTATTGAAAACTACATTAAGTATAGACCAGAAGTTTTACTACCAGAAAATAAATAAAAAAAGGAGACACATATGGGAGACGATACACTACCAAGAATAAGAAAATTTATTTGGGATGACAATGGTCAACCCATACAAAAGATATGGGATACTTCAAGCCTTAGTTCTTTCTTAGCATGTCCTAGATATTATAAGTTCTCAGTCTTAGAAGGCTGGAAATCTACCAGTTATTCTGCGGCTACAGGATTTGGTTCTGCAGTACACGCTGGATTGGAGGAACTAGACAAGGCTAGACATGAAGGTATGACTAAAGATGCCTCTGTTAAAAGGGCAGTATCTCTAGTATTAAAAGACTATGGTGAAGATCTAAAACTTGCTGACGAAAGTGCAAGAGGATTGGAGGCGGCTCTTCGTGCGGTTGTATGGAAAGCTGAGGAGTTTTGGGATGATAACCTAAAACTAGCTAGCATGCCCGACGGCTCGCCAGCTTTAGAACAAAGGTTCGAAGTACCCATAGGTGATAAGGGTCACAGATTTAGTGGTCGTATTGATAAGATAGTATCTGTTGATGACAGGCTCTATCTAGTAGATACTAAGACAACTAAGTCTGCCTTATCTGAATACTATTTCAATGGCTATATGCCAGCAAACCAAGTCTTTGCATACATATGGGCATGCCGTGAGGTACTAAAGCTACCTGTTGACGGCTTTATTATTGATGCAGTTCAGACAGGTGCAAACTTCTGTCGCTTTGCAAGGCAGGTATATAATGTATCTAAGGAGCTGATAGATGAATGGTACGCAGATACTCTACATCATCTTGAGATATCAGATGTATATGCTAACTCTCAATACTATCCTGCAAACTTTACATCATGTGGAAACTATGGTGGTTGCAGATATAGAGAGGCATGTGCTCACGCGAAATCACAAAGACATATATTCTTTGGTAATGATTTCAAACAAGAGTATCATCCCGACTTAGAGGAGACTAAGCCAATGAAACTAGAAGTAATACAAGGAGGCAAACAATGAGAGAAGTAATGATTGGTGCTATGTTAAAACATGCTGAAGGTCAGATTGCAAAACACAGAACTAATGTATTGATATACATGGATAGTGCTGTTGGTGTTGGAGAACACACAGATATACTTGAGAGTGTAGAGAAAGAACTTAATGCAATGGGAAAATACCAAGAGCAAATTGACATATTACAAAAATATTTTCTTGACAAATAAATTTTTTAGTTTATAATTACAAACATAATAGGAGACCAACTTATGGCAAATATAAGTAAACATAAATCTACGAGTGTTACTAAGCTACTTCTCTGTGGAGATAGTGGTAGTGGTAAGACATCTGCCCTAGCGAGTTTAGCTAACGCAGGTAAGAAGCTACGTATACTAGATTATGATGACGGACTAGACATACTGCCAGAGTTTCTGAAACCAGAAGCAGTAAATAACGTCTCATATGTTACGTTAAGAGATTCACTAGCTCAAGCTGATTCGTTTAGAAGAGGGGCACGATTGTTGTCTCATTGGAAAGACGGTGATGAGGACTTGGGTCACGTGAAAGAATGGGGAGAGGATACGGTTCTAGTGATTGACTCCCTAACACTTATGGGGGAGGCTGCCCTACGAGCCGCTCTCGTTTTTAATAACAAGAAACCTACTGAGCAAGCAAGCCAACCAGAATGGGGTGCTGCAGCACGTGATGTACAGAACATTATACAGTACATTACAGGCGATGAAGTAAAGTGTAATGTTGTTGTTACAACACACATGCAGTATATGGAAGGTGATATGGGAGTGTCCAAAGCATACCCCACATCTGTAGGTTCTAAGTTATCTACTAAAATTGGTAGATACTTTAACTGTGTTTGCAGAATAGATACTAGATCATCTAGTAAAGGAACAGAGCGCACGCTACGTACAATGTCAGATCATAGAATGGATCTGAAAGTTACAGCGCCTTCTTTAATAGAACCTAATATCCAATTGGATTTAAACGAATTGTTTAATTCAATTCAGAAAAATGCAAAGGCAAAACTCAAAGAGAGCAATACGAAAGGAGATAAATAATGTCTAACGTTGCTGACTTTTTAAACATGACACCTCAAGATACACCCGAATCGGTTGTACTACCAGAGGGTAGTTATGAATTCTCTGTGACATCATACAGAGCAGATGAGGTTGGTGAAAATCAAACACCACTCATTAGACTTAACGTCAAAGCAGTTGGTGTGATTGATTCAGATCTAACTGATGACAAACTGTCTAACGCAGAACCCACACGCATGGAGTTCTGGGCTACACCTAACGCCTTGAAGGTTAAGAATCCTGCAACAGGATTAAAGTCTTTCCTTACAAGTGGGCTAGACATGGGTCATGTAGATGACTTACCATATAGTGAGTTGCTAGAAATGGCAATCGGTAAAACCTTTAAAGGTTTAATCAAACACGAAATGGTTGGTAAGAATAAAGATATTCTACAAGCCTCAGTAAAAAGAATACTCTAGTATGAGCAAGCAAACAGTTGCTTCACGGCTACCGAGTAATGGTCAATCCATGATCGCGTTCGTCTTTGACTTTCCAAGTACAGATGAGCAACGTCTTGGTCAAATCATGGTAGGTAGTACGGGTAAAATGTTTCACAAGATGTGTGAGATATTAAACTTGAATGTGGAAAATTGTTTGCTCACTTACGCTCTCGCTCAGAAGCCAGCACAGGAGAACCCTGCACATTTCTTTCATAATAAGAAAACATACTCTGCAATTTTAAAAGAGAAGAAGTGGCGCTCGAAGTACCCTGTGAATGGCTTTGGCTTTTTGAAAGAAGAATATGAGGGAGAGTTAACTAGACTAGAGAACGAGCTTAACGCGTGTAAACCTAATGTAATTATTGCAATGGGAAGTCTTGCGTTATGGGCGCTAACAGGGCTAGATAAGATAGGTACTTACAGGGGAACCGTTCTTAAATCTAACCTCACAGGGGGAACCAAAGTCTTGCCTACGTTTAGCCCTAGTGCCGTGATAAGAAACTTTGACTTCAGACCTATTGTTCTTTCTGATATTAAGAAAGCAATAGAAGAATCTGAAACACCAGATATACAAATAAAAGAAAGAGAGTTATGGATTGAGCCAACAATTGAAGACTTACAAAGTTTTGAGGAGAGCTTTATCAAAGAGAATAACGAGGATGAACCGCTTAGCTTTGACATTGAGACGGCTGGCGGTTTTATTACTTGTATTGGTTTTGCTCCAAACGATTCTACTGCTTTGGTCATACCATTCAAGGACAAACGAAACGTACTCCAAAACTATTGGACCGATGTTGCACATGAGCGACAAGCATGGGCTTGGATAAAACGAATCCTAGAAAATGAAAAGATTACGAAGGTCGCACAGAACCAAACGTATGACGTGTCATGGCTGGCATACAAACAAAATATAAATGTTAAAGGAAACATACATGATACAATGCATGCACAACATGCACTACAGCCCGAACAACAGAAAGGATTAGGCTTTCTTGGTTCGATATATACAAACGAGGGTGCTTGGAAAACTATGGCTAAGTTTTCAAAGAGTACTAAGAGAGATGAATAAATGTAAAGATGTCCAAACGTGCTCCATATTTTTCGGAGTTACATATACCAAATGATTTAGTAACTATCGAAAGTGAAGTACGGTTGTGGAGATCCGTAATTGACCAAGCGATATCAGACTTCTTATCTACTAACAAGTCAAGAGAAAGCGTGACTAACAAAGAACGTGCAAAGATATGGTTGAGAGGCAAGACAGAAGATTTTATTATAGTCTGCGACTATGCATTTTTACATGCAGAAAATACAAGGAAAGAAATTTTTGAAATTATAGGAGGACAGAATGAGCTCTACAGATGACGCATATTCTACGCAAGTAGGTGGCGACCACTACCAAGATTACGAGATACAACCTTCAATGTTTATTAATGGTAATAAATTATTATTCGCAGAAGGTAATGCTATAAAATATATTTGTAGACATGCATTGAAAGGAGGCAAAGAAGATTTATTAAAAGCAAAACATTACATAGATATGATTATTGAGAGAGACTATGACTAACACAGGAGACAAAAGCAATGGCAAAAATTATAAAGAATGTAGACATTCAAAACATAGAGTTAGATTCTGAGCAAACTCTTTGGACATACTGCGCCTTAGACTGTGCAGTTACTCTAGAGATTTGGCAAAAGATTAAAAAAGAATTAGACGATACCACCACAGGCACATACAAGTTTGAACTAGATAGCCTCAAGCCTGCAATGGCTATGATGCTTAAAGGGTTACGTGTAGATTTAGATGCAGTAAAAAATATGCGTGCCCCCTTGAAAGACACTCGAGTTAGATTAGAACGCATGCTTAATCTGTTTGCAAATGCGGCAACAGGTAAAGATCTAAACCATGCATCTCCAAAACAATTACAGAATTTATTTTACCTACACTTAGGTATACCTAAAGTTATGTCCTATAAAAAGGGCAAGCAAAAAATATCAACAGATCGTGAAGCGTTAGAATTCATGCGCGAAAATTATCCACGAGCAAAACCTTTTTGTAATGCTATTCTTGCATTGCGTGACATAGACAAACACCTTGGTGTATTAGATACAGATAGGGATAACGATAACAGAATACGTTGTTCTTATAATGTGGCGGGCACAGAGACAGGGCGTTGGTCATCTTCAGAAGCCCCTTGGGGTACAGGAACTAATCTTCAAAACATAACAAAAGACTTGCGCGAAATATTTATACCCGATGAAGGTATGACTATGTTTTACGCAGATCTAGAGCAGGCTGAATCACGTGTGGTAGCTTATTTAACAGGTGATGAGAACTATATTAATGCTTGTGAGAGTGGTGATCTACATACTACTGTTGTTAAAATGGTATGGAAGAACATGGGTTGGAGCGGTGATCCTGCACAGGAAAGAGAACTAGCTGAGAATCCTTACTACTTACAGTTTAGTTTTAGAGATATGTGTAAGCGTGCTGGTCATGGTACTAATTACGGGCTATCAGCTACATCATTAGCTAGACATCTAAAGATTAAAGTAGCACATGCTACAAGGTTTCAACTGCTATATTATGGTGGCGTAGTAGCTTTAGAATCAGTTAATAGGTGGCATAAACAGGACTCAAAAGCTGGTTTTGATGAGCTTCTAGCATATGGTAAAGTATATGGTGATAAGATCAAATACTTAGATGTTCCAGGGGCGTTCCCTGGAATCAGGAAATGGCATGACAGTATAGCAAATGAGCTATCAAATACTGGAACACTAACTACACCACTGGGTAGAAGAAGACAGTTCTGGGGTAGATTAAATGATGCTACTACATTACGTGGTGCTATTGCTTATGTTCCTCAGTCTACTATAGGCGACTTACTAAACGTAGGATTGTATAGAGTTTGGAATGAATTAAAAGATGATGGTGTCCAAGTACTAGGACAAGTACATGATGCTATATTAGGGCAAGTTCCTACAGAAAAAGTAGACGAGTTGATGCCTAAGATTATTAATTGTATGACCAATCCTATGGTTGTACATGACAGACAATTAGTTATTCCCTCTTCTGTTGAAGTGGGTAACTCTTGGAAAAATTTAAAGACATGGAAAGGGGGGCACAATGGCGCGAATATATAAAGACTATATTGAAGCGTGCGTAGATGCTACTGATAAAAGTCCTATACCTAAACTGTTTAGAAGGTGGGCAGCTTTATCATCTGTATCTGGTGCGTTAGGAAGAAGAGTGTGGATGCCTATGGCAAACTACGATATACGTGCTAATATATTCGTTGTACTTGTAGCTGGACCTGGCAGAAACAAATCAGTTAGTTTGATTCTACCATATACTAAAGTATTTCGTAAGCTAACTACACCTGTAGGTACTACACCAGACCATGAGAACTTTAACTCTGGACTAAGTGAGTATGGTTTAAAAGAATACCCTCTGTATTGTATACAAGATAGGATAACACCAGAGAAGTTAGCAGTAGATATGTCTAAGGCATCTAGATTTGATATGCGTTTATCAACAATAGGTGATGAGTTTTATGACGGAGCAATAACATTAGTTACATCAGAACTAGGTACATTCTTACATAGACATGAAAGATATTTACAAATGTTTCTTACTGATATGTGGGATAGTAAAGAAGAGTACTCACATAAAACTAAAACAGCAGGGGAACATATAATTAAAGGACCTTGTTTGAATTGGATAGCTTGTGCTACACCCGAACAGTTTGTTGACAACTTACCCGAGGATGCTAGATCACAAGGTTTACTCTCAAGAATTATACCCGTATTTTATGACGGCGAAAAGATACCACAATCTCTACTACAAGATAGAGTAGAAGATTCTACCATACATAATTTAAGAAATGATTTATCAGAGATAGCAAAGATGTATGGACCTATGAGGTTTGATGACAGAGCTTTTGATAAGATCAATAGTGATATAGAATCTGGTTTAAAACCTATACCTACAGACGCAAACCTAGCTGAGTATACTCAACGTAGAGTATCTCACTTCATCAAGATTGCTTTAGCTGTATCTGCAAGTAGTTCCAAAGACAAAGTAATTACTTGGGATCAATGGCAAAGAACTAAAGACTTGATGTTTGAGGTAGAAGAAGCTATGCCTAGAGCGTTAGCAGGATTTGGTATGGCTAGAGCGGGTAAACTAGCACAAGATATGGCAGTCTGGACTAAAGAAACTATGCTAAATACAGAGAGAAACTTCATAAGTTTGCGACATTTTAAGCGCGAATTACTTCGAAGAACTCTCGCACCAGGTGAATCAGAGCAGACAGTTAGGGCTATGGAAGAGGCTGGATATATTCAAGTTAAAGACGGGCTTGTGTTCCCAATCAAGCTATGATACAATCAAAAACTCGCGCTCTCTACAGGACAATATGAAAGGATATAGATGAAAATAAATACAGAATACTCACGTGATGATTTTTTAACCGAATCTGGAAAGACAATACTCAAAGACAGATACTTACTACCAACGGAGGCTAGTCCTCAAGATGCATTTGCTAGGGCAGCAAAGACATTTGCAGATGATCAAGCCCATGCACAAAGGTTATATGATTACGCAAGTAAACTATGGTTTATGTTCTCTACTCCTGTATTATCTAATGGGGGCACCACACGTGGGCTACCTATATCCTGTTTCTTAAATTATGTAGATGATTCTAGAGAAGGATTAGCAGATCACTATACTGAAAACATTTGGTTGTCGAGTATGGGTGGTGGCATAGGAGGTTACTGGGGTGATGTAAGATCACAAGGTATGGCTACAAGTATTGGAAATAAAACTACAGGTGTCATTCCTTTTATGCACGTGGTTGATTCACAGATGACTGCGTTTCATCAAGGCGCAACTAGAAGAGGAAGCTATGCTTCTTACATGGACATATCCCACCCAGAGATTATAGAGTTTATTGAGATGAGAAAACCAACAGGTGGAGATATACATAGAAAGAATCTTAACTTACATCATGGTGTAAATGTATCAGATAAATTTATGGAAGCGGTAGTAGCAGGAGATCAATGGGATTTAATTGATCCCCATACTAAACAAGTTATTAATACAACAGATGCTAGAACTTTATGGATTAAATTACTTGAAACTAGAATAGCTACAGGTGAACCATACATAAGTTTTATTGATACAGTAAACGAAGCATTACCCGAATCACAAAAGAAATTAGGTTTAAAGTTTAATCATTCTAATCTATGTTCAGAGATTACATTACCTACAGCAAAAGATAGAACTGCTGTATGTTGTTTATCTTCTGTTAACTTAGAATATTTTGATGAGTGGAAAGACAACCCACAATTTATAGAAGATTTAGTGCGTATGTTAGACAATGTGTTAGAACATTTTATTGAGAAAGCTCCAGACTATATGTGGCGAGCTGTTAATTCTGCACGTTGTGAAAGAGCAATAGGTTTAGGATCAATGGGATTACATAGCTACTTTCAGAAGAGAGCTATATCTATGGACAGTCCTATGTCTAAATCTATAAACGAATATATCTTTAAACATATACATAAAGAGGCTCAAGCTGCTAACAAGAAGCTAGGGGCAGAGAGGGGTTCACCCGCAGATATGGAAGGTACAGGACTAAGACATTCTCATGTCATCGCCATTGCTCCTAATGCTTCTTCATCAGTAATCTGTGGGGGAACTTCTCCATCTATAGAACCACTAAGAGCAAACGCTTTTTCTCAAAAGACTTTGAGTGGTACATTCTTAATGAAGAATAAATACTTAGAGAAGACACTATTGAAGTATGATAGAAACAATAAAGAAGTATGGAAATCTATTGTAACTAATGGTGGTAGTGTGCAACACTTATCTTTCTTATCTGAAGCAGATAAAGAAGTATTTAAAACTGCGATTGAGATGAACCAAAGGTGGCTAGTAGACTTAGCAGCTGATAGACAAAAGTATATTTGTCAATCACAAAGTTTAAATTTATTTCTACCACCCGATGTAGATACTAAAACACTACATGGTATACACCTAAGAGCGTGGAAAAATAAAGTTAAAACTCTATACTACATGAGAAGTCAAGCACTTAAAAAAGTAGAGAACTTATCTAGTAAGATAGAGAGAACAATAAGACAAGACTTTGACACAGATGAAACTGCCTGCGCAGCTTGCGAGGCATAGAAAGGGGAGAGATGTCAGTATTTGAAGGAAGAGAATATTATAAACCGTTTGAATATCCGTGGGCTTTTAAAGCCTATGATGATCAACAAAAAATGCATTGGTTACCAAGTGAAGTTCCCTTACATGAGGATGTAAATGATTGGAACTCTAAGATGAATGATGCAGAAAAGAATCTAGTGAAACAGATTCTAACATTTTTTACACAAGGTGATGTAGATATTGCACAAGCCTATATGGATGTGTATATACCCATGTTTAAAAAACCAGAGGTGCGCATGATGTTATCCGCTATCGCTACATCGGAGGCTAACCATGCACACAGTTATTCTTTATTAAATGATACAATAGGTATGGATGATAGAGAGTACAAAGCTTTCCAAGAATATAAAGAGATGGCTGATAAACATAACTATCTTTGGGAAAGTAAAGGGGGCACGGATGAGCAAAAGATTATACGTGACATGGCTGTGTTCTCTGCATTTGGTGAAGGCTTACAATTGTTTGGATCATTCATTATGTTATTAAACTTTCAAAGGTTTGGTAAGATGAAAGGCATGGGTCAGATAGTTGCTTGGTCTATACGTGATGAGAATCACCACGTTGAAAACATGATTAAGTTATTACATACTGTACTAGATGAGAAGCCTCATGTATGGAATGATAAGTTTAAGAAATCACTCTACGATATATGTAGGGATATGGTAACTCTTGAAGAAAAGTTTATTGACCTGGCGTTTGCACAAGGACCAGTTCAAGGACTTACACCGCAAGAAGTAAAGAACTATATACACTACATGGCAGATAGAAGATTACTCCAGCTAGGTTTAAAACCTAACTACGGAGTTAAGAACAATCCACTTGAGTGGGTGGATTATATTGTCAATGGACAGGCACACGAAAACTTCTTTGAAACCAGAGCGACTGAGTATGCTAAGGGAGCAGTTCAAGGAGATTGGAGTGAGGCATTTACCTCTTGACAAATGTTATATCATTTGATATAATAACACTAACAACGGAGACAGGGGGGCACAAAGAACCTTACTTCTTCTAGATGTAATATTTAGAAACAGTTTGGGGAACCACTTCCACAACCGTACGAAGGGCTGATCTT